CGTTTGAAAAATAAAGATGCTAAGATTGTAACTAAACAAATGTCCTCTAACGAGTACAGGGTGTGGAAAATATTTGAAAGCTGAAATGCTATCTATGTTATGCGCTAAGTCAATGAACCTTGAAGTGGGTTCACGTAGTCATGACGCAATAACAACAGAAGATATATCACACTTCTTAGGTACTTGTAAACTTAAGAACAGGGAATACGATATACTCATGGCTAAGTATGTAGATAGTCATGAGTCAAGAACATCTTTATATGATGACATCTTCATAGAGTGTTGTGATATCTTTATGAAAAACCACAAAGCTAGTGAGCTAAGAGGAGAGAAGTTCTTTATGAGAATGTTTATCTACCTAGCATTTCGTGAAATCTTTTATGAATCTTGCTTTGTATGTCAAGGCAGAGGAACAATATCAAACGGAGATAGGATAGAGAAGTGTATACATTGTGATGGTACGGGACAATTTATATATGATGATGATAATAGACCTGAGTTTATGGGAATAGAAAAAGAAAAGTTTATGAAGTTTAAGAAATCATATATGGAAATGCGAGACATGATTAGGGATATAGAGTTAAGTGCGCTAAGTAAAATAGGTGATGAGTAATGACAACAGCATTAGTAAGAATTAAAGAAGATAAACAACTGGTTGGTATATTTACTTATCAATCAAAAGGTGTTGGAGAATTATTTAATTTAGTAGACCAATGTACCAGTCCATATGGTTGTGAATATATAGAGATTAATTACGGTGGTGTTTACTGGGCAGACAATGTAGATTCCATAAAAGGATTAAGTGAAATGACTGAAGAAGAAATCAATACTAATGATACTTATAACAATGCAACAATAGATGAGTATGTTCTTGGTACATTAGATAAGTCAGAGGGAATGTGGGATGACGTTGATAGAGAAACTTAAGTGGTTCAGTTCAGTTGTTTTAGTTATAGGAATTATACTCACCTCGTATAATATTTACCCTGCTAATCTCTATGTTCAGGCAGTCGGGGTACTCGGTTGGTTGCTGACGGGTATCCTGACGAGAGATAATCCACTCATATTTATTAATTCAATAGGTTTTGTTGTTCTTGTGTCAGGTATGTACTACTCTTGGGAGAATATAGGGGGCTAGAATGGACGTTATCACGTTTATTCTAATTCCCTATATCAATACTACCGACTAGTGAGTAACTCTATTGTCGTCCTCTGTAGATACCTTATCTGAGCTATCAATGTTTTCCTCTGATGTAGCATCTTGAATTGCTGATAACTTAGGTGCAAGGGTAGGAATCTTAGCAACAAGTCCCTGTAATTCCTCAATCAGTTCAGCATCTGACTTATGTTTGTTATCTTCCATGTTGATATTAATATTTTGTGATGAGTAGTTACCCAATTCTAATATTAGTTTAGCGCAGTTAAGACGTACTGAGTCTTGGTCTGAATGTAATAGGTCTTCAAGTACATTGATTGCCTTGCCTGATACAGATGTTATTCTTTCTTCATTAATCTTTCTGATTTCTTTTTCATATTTTCTTTTTAGATAGTATCCCATTTGAGATGGGTTCTTATTATATCCTGCTTTCTGTGCTGACTTGGTTGCATTAGCCAGTGTATCTCCACTTGTAAAATATTCTACAAATAGTTTTTCTTTCTTCTCATCTGCTACTCTCATTCTTCCACCTTTTTTAATAGCCACTCTCTGAGCTTGTTCGTTTGATGTTCAGGTACTGGTATATCAAGTCTGAATTTAATCCATGACTTGTCCAATACTAAACTCCCATCTATATCTGTTCCCTCTTTATCTCCTGATATGTGAGAGACTATAGTTATAGTTTTATCATTTTCCTCAACTATTAAACCGAGTGATACACAGTCAGCTAGTTCAGGTTTTAATTCTTTTATGTTCGTCCACCCTGATGTTGGGGTGACTGCGTCCTCCCAATTTAGAAAAGTAATTATTGGTTGCATTATTTGTTCCTTAAATAATTAAGATAGTCAGCGCCCTCCTCAACTTCCCAAAATACTTTGATGAAGTCAGGATGGTCTTCAGTTAAGTTGGTGTTAAATACAGCAACAGCACAAGCTGACATCATCTTACATGGTAGATTTAATTGCTTGGCAAAGTTGTCGTACTTCTTATATGAACCTACCTGTACACAGTGCATAATTTTATCTGAGTTAGCATCCTTGATAGGACTATAACCTGATACATGAGTATGACCTGCTATAAGTAAGTGGTCTCTTGCATTGAACAATGCGTGTTTAACAATACCGTGTGCTGTATTGTACATTGAATGTCCTCTAAAGTTATGAGAACAATTTACTTTGATTTCGTGTTTAGGTAATTTAATTTTAAGTCTTGCGTTATGATTAGAGTATACAGTCTTTAGAGGTTTACACATCCAGTTAATAGGGTCGCCCTCCATAGCCCACATATCATGGTTTCCTGCAACTATAAATATATAAGGTGTTGCATTGACTAACCACTCTACAAGCGCCCACTGTTGTTCCCCGTTTGTCGTTTGGTCTGCCCATAAACCTGCTAACTTACCACGTCTAGCCCAGTTATTAGACAAGTCACCAACAGAACAAGCATACATACCCTCTGTAGCATTGACTATATCTATATGCTTTCTAAGTGATACCCAATCACAACCATCATCATCAACGTGTGGGTCGCCTTGTATATATAATCCGATAGGTTTCTTATCATTTATCTTTATATTAATAAACTTTTCAGACTTCTCTCTAGCTTCTTTTCTTTTGAATACTTCTGTTCTTGCATTGATAAGTTCTTCTGTAGACCAATCAAGATTCTGAGCTTCTTCTAATTCGTAATTCTTTGTAATCTTAGGACTAACTGTTTTTTTATTACAAGTCCTGCACTTCCATCTTTTTCTTTTCTTTTCTGTACCACAATGACCTGCTTTAATTAAGTGAGTTGAATCACAATGAGGACATTGTAGCGCATTACCATCCTCGTCTCTTTGTATGATACCTACTCTACTATAGTTACCACCATTATTGTTGATTTGGTATGTCATTTATTTTCTTCCTCATTTATTAAATAATCTAAGTACCAACGTGCTTTCTTTAAATCTTGCACAGGTGTACCTTTATACGGAAATCTTGTAACATACTTGATGATGTTACCTCGAACATAGTCCATATCCCATGACCGTATATACTTAGTAGTTTCTATCCCCTTTGTATAGTGGGGTGGATTACTAATAAGGTCTTCTTTCTTCTTGCTCATCAATCTTATCCATTATCTCGTCCCAAGTTATTGGTAGACAATTAAAGAATACTACACCACCGTACTGATAGTCAAGTCTTCCTCTTATCCTGTCTTTGATACTGAACCTAGCATTAGGTTCTATGGCATGGATAGCCCTGATGATTTGCATTTCCCTCTTTGTATAAGGGATGTTTGCGCTCATAGTTATCTCCTATTAGTTTAAGCATATAGCCATCTAGTGATGTAATATGACATAACTAATATTAGTATAAACTCTAAGACTGATATCTCAGGTCTTAGATATTTCGTCCTTACCTTACTTAGTAAGAACTTAATTAAGTTTATCATGGCATGAAACCTCTGCTATTTCTAGCTTTAATTAGGTTTCAAAACACCCACTCTAGTCTTGTGAGTTCTATTTAGTTCTTCTTGAAACTTAATCCATTTCTTTATTTGTTTCTGTTTTTTTGTTTCTTTCTTTACCACTTTTTGCATGACCAATACCTAGCTGTTAGTTTAGATTTAGCAGTATCACACTTGTGTCTTGCTCTAAATGATTTACGTCTTGACGGTATGTTCTTTTTAATCTTCATATTAGCATCACCGAATCTGATAAGTTTAATCTTATCTCCCTCTTTGGCTAATACAGCAAACTTCTTACCACCTTTACGTGAGTTCTTTGGTTTATTATATCCTGAAAATGTTTCACCTGCTCTTGTTATTGCCATGCTATCTCCTTGTTGCTGCGCTACCAAAATAAAATCCTGATATCGCTGCTAGAAAATGTGTATCTGCTGTAGTAATTACAATACCACTGATACCTTTAAATGTTGTAACTTCTTCTGTGCTACCAAATATCCACCAACCCTCTTTAACTTGTTCAAGATACATAAGATGTACTTGTACTGATGGGTCTAAGAATACTGCTATCTTAGGTAGACATATAATAAATATAACTGATAACAATGCCATCCATCTTCTTGTTGTAGATTGATATTGGTTGTTATCTTTTCTTGCATCATCAACCGATGCTCTTTCTATCTCTGCTCTTTGCATGAGATATCGTTGTTGGTCTGCGTTATCTTTAGATTTTTGTGACCATATAGATAGTACACCAGTAAGTAATGATGAACCTAACATGGTAATGATTTCAAACGGTATCATTTTGTACCTCTTGTTAATTTAGAAACTTCTCTTTTATATGTTTCTTTTAACTTGTTAAGTCTTTCATGGTAATCTTTAGCTGTTATTTCTTTTTTACCAACCTGTACTGCAAGAGATTTAGTTGCTTGTTTTAAATTATTGTTTAATCTTCTTATTTCTCTAGCACTTATATCAGATAATTTACTAACATCTGCTTCATTAATAGATAGACCTATGCTATTTAAAAGAGTTTCAGTTTTAGTTAAGTCTTCACTTAATCCTTTTCTTGCGCCAGGAGTAAATGTTCTTTCTATTTTTTTGTATGCAGGAGTATCTGATATCAAACCAAAACTTGCATCTTCAAAAGGTAATGGTAAGTTAGGAATAAATCCCTCTGCAAATTTACCAACTCTATATCCTAAAGCTCCACCAATAGGACTAGACTTTTCATCTATAGGGTTATAACTTTGTCCTGTAAACGGGTCTCTACCAACTACTATTTTATTTACAAAATCTAAAGCAGGTCCTCCAGGTCCTAATATAGACGGGATACCAGGTACTGGTTGACCAAGTTCTTGTTCCATTTTAAATATATCACCACCAGGTAACTTTCTACCTATGTCAAAATACCTAGCAACTCCCTCTTTAGAGTCATATGGTAGTCTTATGTTTGAATAAGGCATAAATGGAAGACTAAATGCTTTATCATCTTTTGTTCCTTGCATATATTGTCTTTGTCTTCTTTGTTCTTGTTTTGTATCTCCTGCTTTAATTCTCATTGAATCATCTATTAAATACATTCCAAGACCTAGCACTGCCATTCTTTCAGGAGTTGATATTGCAGCTTTAGTTAAAATAGGAATCATTCTATATGAGTAAGATAAGAAAGGTACAAAAGTATTTCTTACAGCATTAACACTGTTTGATTTGATATCATAATCAACAAACTGTCTTATAGCTGCATCTGCTGCTTCTTCTTGAGTATATAATTTACCTGTCTCAGGATTAATTTCTTTTCTTTTTGTTTTGTATAAACCGTATCTGAATATTCTATCTTCAAATTGATACCATGCTGTTAAAGGAGCATCAACATTTTCTCCAAAAAGTTTTTTAGCATTTTTAAATTGTTTAGGTAATGAATCAAATATTACATTAAATAATCCACCAGGTTTATCTGCACTAGATACGTTTATGGTTTTATATATTTCGTCAGGATTTAATCCTTTCTTTAATTCTGCAGTTATATAATCAGCGCCAAACACACCCTCGTCTACCATCTCTTGTAAGTCTTTAGGTAATTGTTCTTTTTCTATCTTACCTAAATCATACTGTCTCATTAGTTTTCCATATTTAAATGACTTAGCTAATTCTGTCCAGTCCCCACCTGATAAATAATAAAGAGATATATTAGATACAAAGTTATTAAAATGTACAACTGGGTTGTATACTGTTTTTGTTTTTTTCCAAAAACTTTGCATAGTAAAATAACTTTCTCCAAATGGTCTAGACCAGTTAGTATCTACTGCTTCTTGTAAAAACTTTATATCATTAAACTCTTTTCTTTTTACTAGATTACCTGTTAGCTTACCGTACTTACTTATCCTAGGTTGAAAGATATTTTTTTCTGCTTCAGTTAATTGACTTTGCTCGTCTCTTTGTTTGTTAATTAATCTTTGAGCTAGAGTTTGTTTTTTAGTTACGTTTATTTTTTTATCAGGAACAAAAACATATTCTTCTTCACCTATGTTTTTTGTATCTAATCTATTTTTTATAAGAACTTCTTTTGCTTCTTCACGTGTTGCATACTCTCCAAGTATTCTTCCCTCATTATCTTTAGCAGAATACATAATTAGTGGAGCTTCATCTATAGATTGTTTAAGAGTTCGATTAATCTTTCTTTCTATCTTTTGTGCTTTTTCGTTTGTTGCTTTTTGTAATTGATTGAATTGTGTTTTAAGTCTAATGTATTCTAGGTCAGTAAGAACATTACCTACTTCACGTCTCATTGTTTGAGTCGTTCTAATCTCTGACATCTTTTGAGCAATTTCTGTTAATTCAGGAGTTGAATATACAGGTTTTCCATCTGCTCCAATTATCTTTGTTATGTTACTATCATTTAATGCTTTGTTTAAAAATGAATCTTGAGTTCTAACAAAACCTTTTTGCAACCCTATATCATAAAGACCTTGATAAAATTTACCTAATCCTAATGTAGAGTTTAATTCCATGGCAGTAGCTTTTATGCCTTTAGCTGCATCTTCAATTTCTTTTAGACCTTGCCTTTGTTTTTTTGTTAGCTGATAATTAACAACATAATTACCCTCGTCATCTTTCTTAACTAGTATTCCATAGTTAGATGGTTGGTCTAAATCATCAACTCCTTTTATATATCTTGGGTCATCTTTAGCAACTCTATTTATTATTTTGCCAACTCTTTTTTTGTATGATGAGTTAGGAAAAGATGTTTGGTCTTCGTATCTTTTTTCATAATCATTTTTTGTTTTGTAATCAATCTTTCTTTCTTTTTCTAAACCTGTAACCAAATGATTAACTTCATCTAAAACTTCTTTTTCAGTTCTACCTGCTGTGTTTATGGTAATTTGTGTACCTCTAGGTCTTAGACTATCTCCCCTTATTGTTAATAAGTTATTGATACTTTTCTTTATAAACTCTGTGTTGTTATTATTTTCTAAGTTATATAATCTTTTAATATATGTATCTATATTTGTTTTAAATACGTCATCATCTAATAACCCTGCGTCTCTTAAATCTTCTCCAAGTTCTTTAAACAATTTTATTTTTTTATCATTTAATCTAGCTATGTCTTTTACAGAAGTTGGTAAACTAATTCCTAAATAGTCTTCTACAGGCACATCTACAGCAGCAGCACCCTCTCTTTCTAGCGCCTGTTCTTTTGTTAATAATTTACCTGCAGCAACTTTGTCATCATAAGGCAAAGTCTTTCTAAATATTTTTTCTCCTGCATCTAAATCATATACTTCATCCATAGTTAAATCACCTGACATAACTTGATAAAGAATTTTTCTATCAGCTTCATCTAACTTTTCTGCTTCATCTGCAAGTTTTGCAAGTTTACCTTGATAACCTAATAAGTTAGAATCCATTTGTCTTTTTTTAGCTAATATACTTCTATTTAATTGAGCTTCTGTACTTATGCTTCCTATTACTTTGTCAGCAATTTCAGTTTTATTTGCATGGTCTCCTATTTTTTTACCACCCACAAATGCTAATGTTGTAATTGCTGCATTTTTTAAAAAGTCTTCAGAAGACTGTGCATCTTCTAAATTGTTAAATACGTTATATCCTACAACTGCTGATGTTGTATATCCTAATGGATTTCTTACCATACTATCGTATACTGGTTTAGATACATTTTTTTTAAAACTTTCAAGATAAGTTAATTCTTCATCCCCATTTGTGTATCTAGCTTTTTCAGCATTTCTTCTTCTTTTTTTTCTATCCCTTTGTATTTCTTCTCCAAGTATTTCGTCAAGGTCTACATCTTTTTTAGGTTCATCAAAACCTAAATGTTTTCTACCAACTAAACCTAGCACCCCTGTCAAACCACCACCTGCAAGAGAACCAAAAGCTGCATTAGTTAATCTTTCTTGCCCGTTATCTTCATCTACATAACCAGTAAATCCTGCAACACCACCATATCCTATTCCTTGTGCTACCAAAGAACCTATGCTTTTAGCTTTCATTACAGGTAATGCCCATCCTGCAGGGTCAGCTATTACTCCTGCTATATATCCAAGTAATGCTGTAGTTCCATGTTTATCACTTTCAAATAAAGAGTTTAGTCTTCTTTGTTCCATTCTCATGGATTCTAAATCTTTTCCTCTTAATTGTTGTACACCTCTATATGTATCAGATGCGCCCATAGATGAGCTAAACCAAAATGCTTCAGATACTGACATATCTTTTATACTGTCTACAGGTCTTTGAGATGCTATAGTATCTTTATTAATAGCATCATATGGTGTTGCGTCTTCGGAAAAAATATCTATTTCTTGTGGTTTAGGACCACTTGAAATTTGTTCTATTTCTTCTCTATCAAATATATTTACAGGCATTTATCGTCCTAACATACTTGTTTCAAAACTATTCATAGTATCATCCCAATCCCATTTAGCAACTTTAATACCATTTACAGTTCCTCTATTTTTAAATTCCCTAACTGCTGCTAAATGTTTTTGTTCTACATATTCAAAAAGATTTTGATTATCTAAATATAATGGAAATAATTTGTTTTTGAAAAGTTCTTTATTAGGTAAATCTACTGGGTCTTGTTCTCCACCAACCCCAAACTGGAAAGATTTTTTTACTCTAGCTAAATTACCAAGTTCATCTTTTTCATAATATAGTTTATCATATGCAGTCAAAGCATCTTTAGCTATACTTCTTTGTTCTTTTGCAACAGAAGTACCTTTTGTTTTTTGAGCAGCAGCTAACTTAGCATAAGTTGATAATTGTCCTTGAGCTGTTTTAGATACATCAGTTAAAACTCTACTAGCTACATCATATCCTGATTCACCAGGTCTTCTTTGCCCAAGCATACCTACACCTGCTCTAATCAATGCAGCATTCTGTATTGCCTTAAGCATTTGTTTTGGGTCATCACTTAATGATGTTGGAGCAACTACTCCACCTAATGATTCTGTTAGTTTTTGTAGTTCTTTCTCATCTATCATTATAATAATCCTCGTCTTCTATATTTTTCATATGGGTCTTGTGTTTGTAACATTAAACCTGGTGTAGCTTGAGTAGGCATTATTGTTGGAGGAGTAGGTCTTCCACTACTCCCACCACTAAATGCACTTAATAAAGTAAGTAAAGTTAATGGACTCATTGTTGATTCGGTGGGTGTTTCAGCTATTTCTTTTATAGGTATATTATATGCTTCTGCTAACCTAGCTTTAGCTCCACTATCTATTGGATTTGTAGCCATAGAAACTTCTTTTAGTTTTTGTTCTGCCTCTATTTGTTGTTGTAAATTTTCTTCAGTAAAAGGTTGAGCTGCCATAGAAAGATATTCTTTCCTAGCTTCTTCTAATAATCCAGGATACTCTACAGGTTTTTCAACACGAGTAAAAGATGGACCTCCAGGATAAAGTGGTGGCAATGGTTTATCAGCATTGCTCATTATTTCTCTATCTTGTGCTGACATAAAAACAGACGGTCTTGATTCTAATAATCCTTGAGATATTGCCTGTCTTCTTTCTTTTTCTTTTTCTTCTTCTGATTTAAAAAGATTCCAGTTCGCTATTTCGTTAAATAATCCTAACATGTTATCTCCTAATCAAATAAACTAGCTAACCCAACAGCTATACCTATTGGACCTGCTAGACTTGCTAGTCCAGTTGCTGCTGCCGTGCTTGTTGCAGCAGTTCCACCCAACATTCCTGAACCTATAGTTCCATAAGTACCTAACCCCATTAAAGTACCACCTACTGCTCGTTGCATAAACGATGGGTCTCCACCTGTTTGTGTAGCTGTAGTTGTTGGTGGTAAGATACTACCTGCTGCTATAGCAGAGTAATCTCTTAATGCTTGTGTAGGTGCTTGTTGCCCAAACTCAAACCTAGCACGTGCTTCATCTATAGCTTGTTGTTGTCTTGCTTGTTCAGCTAAACCTACTTGACCTAATGTCTGAGCAGGAGCTAACCCCATTTGCATAACAGATGGTGCTAAACTAATTGCTCTTTGTTGAGCATCAATAGCATCTTGATATGCCTTAGAATACATTTGAGAACTGATATCACCTGCCTTTTGCAAGTAGTCTGATATTACTCCTTGTTCAAGTATAGCTTGTCTTGTACCACCTAACTGTCCTGCTTGGGTAGCGCCACGTCTTGCTTGTTGCAATAATCCTTGTGCTTGTCCATATACTGGTCTTAGTGCAGCTTCTGTTGCACCTGCAAGATATGGATTATATTGTAACATTTGTGGTTGCATTAATCCGAACTGTTGAGCTTGAGCTACTTGTTGAGCCATAGCTTGTTGTCCACCTAATGCTTGTTGAGCAATCATTTCTTCTGCTTGTAAAGTTCTTTCACTTGGCGCAGCATATGTACGACCAGGGAAAAACTCCATAGGACCTTGCCTATATAATCTTTGTGCTTCTCCAAATATATCAGTTAGATAGGGTTGTTGCCCTATCCATGGGTCGGCTTTTTGTACAGTTTGGGTTGTACCTCCACCACCTTTACTCATAAATGTTCTCCTAATGTATTGTTGTGAGTTCTTTTCCAACTATCGAATATGTTTGTTCATATCCAAAGTTTTTTAATTTTTTAATAAATCCTTTTCTACATACTGTTTCCATGGCATCACAGTCTTGTTCTGTTGACCATTCTTCTAGTACATCTAATACCTGTGCTACCCATTCATCCATTCCCTCTCCACCTAATGTAACAATACGGCAGACTTTTTTCTGTGGATAATTTATTATTTGTGTAGTAACTACAGCTTTAATTTGTTTTTCGTTTTCTTCATCAAACACAACCCATAGTTGCATCTCTGCATCTTTTAAAAAGAAATAAATATCATGTTCATTCATTTCTTCTTGCGCTTTATTTATACCCATGACTACATATTTTTCACATTCACTCCATACATCATCAATGTATCGAGCAGGTATTCCTGAAACGTATATCATTTATTTCTCCTATTGACTTACTTGTACTATACTAAGTGTAACAGATGGGGTTTCGGGGGCAAATGCTGTAGCTGCATTATGTTGTAATTCTACATCTGTACTACTTGATGCCCAAAATGCTTGTAAGTATTGTCCTGCTGTTATATTAAATATTCCATTCCTAGATACAATTTTCTTCTGCCCATTCTCATGTAGTGTAGAAATGGCTGTAGATTGAGCACTAGTTACTCCATTTATCTTTGGAAAAAAATATACAGTTTTTGTACTAGCACTATTAGATGATAAGGTCGCATGAAAACTAATATAGTATTTACCTGTATGGGTAAAGTTAAGTTTACTTGCATCTGTACCATCAATGCTTATACCTTGTTTATCACCTGAACTGTCAAATGTTATTGCATAAGCTGTATTTACTAATGTTGGTGTTTGGTCAGTTGTATCATAAAAGAAACCAAAGTCTCCTGCACCACTACCACCTGCAAATGCTCTCCATACAGTACCATCATAGTAATATAGGTTTTCACCTTGTCCTGGATTCCAGTTAGTCCCATCAGCATAAGCGATATCACCTTGCTTTACTCTGCTAGGTTCAACATTCTTTTCTTCTATAAATGCTATAGGGTTTTCTTGTAATGCTCCTTGTAGCTTAGTAAGTTCTTCAAATATATATCTAGGTAAATCTTCTGAGTTAGCAGGTACAGGATTAGGTACATACTTAGGAGCTTGTGCCATTATCTTTCCCCTATAACTTCATACTCTAAATCGTAACCATTAAGTTCAAATGGACTGTTGTCTGTGTGTTGAAATCTTACTGCGATGTATTTACCTGTTGACCTACAATCTACTTTGTTGTTTTGTGTTGGGTCAAAGTTTTGTCCTGCTGTATAAGTGTATGTACCATTAGGTGACATTGAACTTCCAACTGATATAACAACTTGTCCTGAACCACCTACTTTAGGGGTTAGCTTTCTGACTTGTTTAACAGTATTGGTATTACCATCTAAGGTTAATCCTTTTCTTTCTAGTGTAGATATATAGTTTTCACCATCGAACTGTCTGCCAAAATCACCACGATACAATTTAGTATCTGCAACACCTGCCATCAATATACTTCTTTCTGTAGGATTATAGGTTCTCTCGCCCCATATTCCATCGTAAGTTGTCCATGTAGCTGTCTGTGTGTTCCAAGTTATGGATGTAGCACCAGGGTCTACAATTCCAGAACCAATGTGATAAATATCAGGCAAATCACGAAAAGTAAATGAGTTGTTAACATAGTTATAAATTAATGCTTTATTACAATATTGCGACCCTATACTAGGATAGCATACCCACATTTCTGTTTGCTGTACGTTATGTGCAACAAAAGTGAGATTATAATATGCATCATTTATATCATCAAATAATTCTTTTTTAATTAAATCAGTAGCTACCGATTGTTTTCTTACAGCATCGTGTACCACTAAATCCCCTTGAGTAACTACAAAATGTCTACCCTCAAATTCAGCTACGCAATTTCTGCTTAGTACACCTGTATCGTTAAATAGTTTTTGGAAACTAAATACAAGATTACCACCAATATAGTTAGCTATCCATGTAGAGTTTTCTTTGTATATTACAAACGATTGTTTAAGTGCTAGACCATCAACAATAAAGTCTGATTCATCACCTATGGTAACTTCACCTGCATCATTAGTTGCACCTGCAGTCCATGTAGATGGAAAACTAAAGTTCTCTGCTGCATCACCCCACCTTACTTTGTTAGGATATTCTGTTCCACTTTCAGTAAGATTAAGTGCCATTAGATAGTTACCAAATGCTTTTATGGTTTTACAAGTTGTACTTGCTGCCCAGTTAGGTAAATCTACAAAGTTACTAGAACCTGTATTAGATAGTGCTTGTGGGTCATCTACCCCATTACAAAGGATAGGAAGCCCATTATAGACAGTTCCTGTCCAATTACCTATTGTAGTTAAATTAGTGGCATAATCGCCACCTGAAGTCCTTGTAACGTCTGTATGAGTAGTACCATCAGTTCTATATATTTTTGTTGCTCCACCATAAAACCAATATGATGCTGTGTTATTAGACCAATTCAATACAAAGTATGGAGCTACTGTAGGTGTGCCAAATACTGCATCATGTCCTTTGATTTTCTTTCCTGCATTATCAGTAAACCTTATATTACTTGCATGTGAATAAAACTCAGGTGGGAGTACAGTATTGTTTGTATCCTTTATCATGCCCTTTGGGGCAGGTGCTACAAATGTAGGCATCTATGCAGTCCTTTTCCACATATATACAACGATATATGGTTGTAAGTTGTTGTGGGCAGAACCGCTACCAGTTGCATTACTTGTAACTGTTGCTGTATTGCTAGTTCCATCACCTACTGCTACAAAAGAATTATTACTATGATGTAGGTTATTGTTAGCCCCTGAATTATTTGAAGCTGTTGTATGGGTATGAGATGGTATCTCAGATGTGCTTAGTGTATGTGTTTTAGCACCACCTGTTTCTTCTAGTGTGTCAAATTCTGTTTGTGCAGCATCAATACCTACCATAGTACGACCTGTACCAAAAGCAACCCATGTACCAAAACCTAGTAATGTTCCAGGGTTAGTTGATACTGCTGCATTAATATAAATAGAACCTACAGGATATACAGCTTGTAATGTTGTTAATGTACCACTTGCATTAGTAACGTCTCCTGTAACTGTTAGATTTCTTATACCTGTTACATCTAAATTAGCATCTACAGTTAGGGCTTTTAATGCTTCTGCTGTACCAAGTGTTGCTACATCTACATAGTTAAGTTCTGTGGTATTTGCCGTACAACCATCAAGTAAATTTAATTCTGTGTGTGTTGCTGTCATTGCCCCTGTTATATTGGGGAATGTATTTTTTATTGTTGATTTGATAAGTCTTAAATGGTCATCACCTTGAGCAACAGAATCAGTTGCCCCTGGATTTGAGGTATTAAGACTATCTATATATGTTCCTGTTTCTAATCCCATTATGCTAGTTCCTCTGCTGTTGGTTGTGTTTCAGTTGGGTGATTCCATTCAGCTATATAATCACCATTACCATCATTTTGTAATTTGATAGTTCCTGTATCATAATCAAAATCATCTACTGTTAAGTTTGACCTGATTTTTAATATTTTTTCGTATAGTGTCATTATGATGTTCTCACTAAAAATCCTGAAAAATTAGTATGTGTTGCTAAAAATGAAGGACTTGTTCCTGTAATAGTTCCATATATTTCTAAATAATCTGTTGTGCCATTCATCTGCACTAAAGCAGAACCACTTAATGTTTGACTAGATGATGTGCTATCTCTACTAGATGCTAATTGACGTAAAACAGACCCATTTTTAAATAAGTCTATTAATGCAGTAGTTACTGATGTTCCAGATGCTCTTCCGATAGCATTTATTTGATAGTATCCAGCAATTGTTGGAGTAAAACGATAGTTAGTAGCATTATCATAATTAGAATTAGTATCAAACTCTTCTGTGTTAAATGTTAATTTAGTAGATGTACTAGAACTAATACTTTGTGCTGATGATAGATAAGCACTAAATGTAGGTCCAACAATTCCAACTGTGCCTGTCTCAGCAGGTAAAGTAAGAGTATTAGTTCCTGCTACAGCTGGAGCTGAGATTGTTATTTCACCTGAAGTATCACCTGTTAGTTTTATACTAGCCATTAATCTGCTTCCTGTATTGTATTACCCTCGGCAACCCATTCTTGAATTGCTTGGTAGTGTGTGTTTGCTGTGTCTATTGGTACATGACATACAACACCATTTATTGTTGCTTTTATGCCACCATTTTGTCCTAAAATATTTAATGTATATTGTGCTGATGTAACTTCCATTATAACTCCGAATCAAATGTAATACCTGGTGTAGAACCTGTATTATATATCCAACAACCATCACCTGCAGCTGCAGATGTGCCTGATAAGTTATATGCAATAATTGCCCCACCATTTGAATTATATAATAAACTGTCAATGCTAGTTATTGTAATGTTGTTTCCATCAGCAGTATCATGTGCAATCATATTGCTACCTGCTATTTGTGTACAAGTTGGGTTTGCTCTCATTTCAGTTCTAAAATGATGTGTTATTTGTGCATTATTGTTTGTTCTAAAAGAACCATTAGCATAACCTGAACCTGTAGAACCTGAAACCTGTATCTGAAAATACCTTTGACATCTAGCTAGACTTGTTGCTCTATCTTCAAACTGAAATGGTGGTATGCTGTTGCTGTCAAATGTTCCTACTTCTAGTTGAACACCTGTTATGTACCAATCATTAGATGTGCTGTCTGCATGATTAACTTGACCTACTACCCTGTTTGCATTTGTTATTGATGCCCAACTTGTGTTCAAAGTGCCAGATGTTCTATCACTACCTGCACCTAACCAAAATTGTATTTGCATACTAAAAGCATTGTCATTATCTAATGCACCTGTAGTATCACCTGCAAAAGACAATACTTTCTTTTCCCATGTGTTTGCACTATCTATTGTGTATGCTTGTGATATTTGTCTAGCATTATCTTGGTCATATAACTCAACAATATTTGTTCCTGTTTTTGTTGCCTTAACCCAAAAGGATACAGTTACACTTTCAGCACTAGACGTGCCTTTTTTTAGCATTTGTAAATTTTGACCTTCAAATCTATGTGAAAGGGTATTATAAGATGATGCTGATGGTGAAGTTTCTGCTGTTGTACAATCCATTTTAAATGAATTTGTAAAGCCCTGACCTGTTGGAACATCAGTAGACTGACTTACAGTCCAAGTTCCTAAACTAGATATAACATTTCTAAATCTATCAATTACAACAGGAGACCCTGAACCTGTAACACCTGTAACAGAAGTACCTCTTTGAGCTATAGCCATATCGCCATTTATAATCAATGGAGTAGCAGTCTTTCTATCTAAAGCTACTGTGTTATCTGATACTGTACCATGTAAAGTGAGAGCCATTAATTATTCTCCAATGCTGTTACTTTTGCTTCAAGTGTTTCAATCCTGTCCATAGCTTCTTGTAATGCTTTAACTGATTTCATATATAAAATAGAATATTTAACTGATTTAATTTCTTCTGATTTAACATCACCCACAGATACAGTTGGATTTCCATCTTCATCTACAGGTAACTCATCTTCATCTGTCCATAAAATTTCAGGTTTTGTGCTTACGAGACCACTCATGCCTGATGATTCTAATTCTTGTGCAATAACACCTAGTCTTAATAAATCATCACTATCACCTTTTTCAGATACATCTTGTTTAAACTTAAATTTTCTTACTCTTAAATTTTTTATATCTTCCCATTGGCTACCTGAATCAGTAATTTGTTCTTTTAATCTTACATCTGAAAAACCACTATAACTATTATCATGGTTATCTATATCACCATCTGAGTGTATTACTAATCTATTAGTAGTAGAATCTCTGCATGTTAAAAATGCTTGTGAATTGTTATCAGGTGAAGCTGAACTAAAATCTATAACTATTCCTTGTGGGGTTGTACCATGTGAGCTGTCAAATAATGTATTGGTTGCTCCAAATCCTGTTTGCTTAACAGTAAATCTACCTGTTGGTGAGGTAGTTCCTATACCTACATTACCACTTTGGTCTATTCTTAAAAGTTCATTACTTCCATTACCAATTAAAAACTCTGAACCTGTAGACCCTAAAATTCCTTTACCTAAATACCATGGATTTCCTGGTCCATCGTCCATTTTAAGACCACCACCGACATAAAGAGCAGCGTCATTACCAAAATCTTGAACAGTAAGTTTGCTGCTAGGACTTGTAGTTCCTATACCTAATTTACCATCACTTGCCATGTGTACTTTAGTTGAAGCATCAATTTGTAAGTCTATTTCACCACTTGTATCTGATACTATCTTTAATCCGTCTGATGTGTCTGCGTTTAGCTTACATGTCATAGTATTACCCACCTTTGTCCACTAGGAACTGTTACTGTTACACCACTTGCTATTGTCATTGGTCCAACTGAAAATCCATTACTGCCTGATGTTATTGTATAGTCAGATGTTATATCATCTGTGTTTTCATAGATAGCACCACCTGCTGATGCTCCTCCACCAATACTTCCCCAAGCACTACCATCGTAGCCCTCAAATGATGAATCAGTTGTATTAAATCTTAAATAACCTGCACTAGGTGTACCATCTCTTTCGCCTGTTGTACCTGCAGGAATCTCAGCACTACCTGTAGAAGCTGTTTCTACTACTTTGCCATCTAATGCTGTTTGTAATCCATCGACATTAGATATGATATGGTTGTGTGAATCATCTGCAACTGTAACTGTAATAGCTGTTGTACCACTACCACTAGCATCACCACTTAATGTTATGGTTTGGTTGCCAGTTAAGTATGATGAATCATTTGTCCATTGACTGATATTACCTGATTTATTGGTAAGTGTATCTGTTGATGAAGCTGTAATATATCCTGCATCGTTAGTCCATTGACTGTTACTTCCTGACTTATTAGTTAGAGTGTCAGTTGAACTTGCAGTTATGTAAGCTCCTAAATCAGATATGTTTGATTCTGTAATCGTTATAGTATTCGATGCACTATTGATTGTTTTATTCGTTAGTGTTTGTGTGCCTGATAAAGTTGCAACAGTTGAATCAATCGCAAAAGTAACTGCATTACCACTACCACTTGTATCTATACCTGTACCACCAGTAAAGGTTAGTGTTTCAGAATCTAGGTCAATAGATAATGCACCACCTGTATCTGCCTGGAAGTCTAAGTCTTGTGCTGTAACTTGTGCATCGACATAAGTTTTAATTGCTTTTGCTGATGCTAGTGTATCATCAGATGCAGAAACAGTTGATATATCAGTATCAAGAACACCTGATGCTAAATCTGCTACCTCAACATTAGAAAGACTATTGCCTGTTCCATTAGCATCAAATGTCTTGTTTGTTAGTGTGTCTGTAGAAGATGCTGTAATGTATGAGCCAAGGTCTGATATGTCTGCTTCTACTATAGTAATCGTATTACTAGCTGTATTAATTGTTTTATTGGTTAGAGTATCTGTAGAACTAGCTGTAATCTTTGTGTCCATCTGCGTTTGTATTGCAGAAGAAACACCATTTAAATATCCAAATTCTGTATTAGAAACTGTTCCATCATGTATTTTACTTGCATCTATTGCAGCACTTGCATTGACATCAGCATCAACAATAACACCAGTACCTATAGAAGCTGTACCTGTTACATCCCCCGTGCCATCGAATGACGATGAAGTCCAAGTAACATCACCTGTCATACCTATAGTACGACCTGTAGCTAAAGCTGTAGCTGTATCTGCGTTACCTGTAACTGAACCTGTAACATTGCCTGTGACGTTACCAATAAATGTTGTAGCTGTAACTGTGCCAGTTGTAGTAATAGACGGCATGTTTGCAGCAATGTTTGTTAATGTAACTTTAAAGTTATCCCCATCATAAGCTGTAGCAAATATAGACTCACTATTAGGGGTGGTAACTTCTGTTAATTCTGAAAATTTCTTATTTGCCATTTATGTCCATGTGGTTGCTGTTGTCGATTGTACTGTCCAATCATCAACTGTTAATACTGGTATGTTTTCTTGCTCAAAAAGAATATTATCTTCTGTTTTAAAAAACAATAAATCATCTTCTGTTTTAAAAAAAAATGTTCCCTCTATTTCCCAAGCTGTACTAGTTGTGGATTGCTCTGTCCATGTAGTCATTAATACAATCCATAATCAATACGTGTAGTTGGTGCTACACCTGAGTGTCTATCTCTTTCATTAGAATCTATTATATCTTTTTTGGCTCTATCATAGAAACTAGCCCATGTTTGAATTCGTTTATCGTTTTGTAAATAAGGTTCTGCTTCTACTAATGAAGCATATAAATAAGCATCAGGATGATATGTAAGCATATCATTGGTAGGTGCTGAATCCGATAATGGGGTAAAGTATTTGTAATACAACATTTCTATTTCATATGTGCTATCAGGTAGTGGTCTTAGTTGTATATCATTACCTATAATTGTATATGCTTTAGGTTTACCTTTGTTACTTCCTGCATATATCCTGTCCATTTGTTCAGGTGTTAAATATTCTAAAGATGTTTTAGGATTAGTATTTAGTTGTATATTACGCATAGCAACATACTGTGCAGGTAATGTGTAATACTCAGTATCAGCTATAGTATCTGCTGTAACTCTTGTTTCCATTCTTCTGATTTTAAAATCTCTTTTATGTCTAGCTTCTGCTAGTGTAATAAAGTCAGGTATTTGGTCAGTTAAATCTGTTCTATCTAACCAGTCAGCTATTGCTGATTTGAGTTCTGAGTAATTAGTTATTGCCATTATATGCGCCTATTAGTTGTCTTTAGATACCTGTAATCAGGACTGTTTAATAATTTTTTTACTGCTTGTGCATGGTCTTTTTTATATACATCAACCCCAAATAGTCTTTTCCATTCATAAACTACAGTCATAGGTATACGAGCAGAGAGTCTAAACTCGTCTCGTATACTATGGTCTTCATTTTGTAGTTTTTTATTTTGGTCTAAAAGGGGTTGTATATTTTCGATGTGTTCTATAGCAAACTCACCAGTAGGTTCATGGTAATGAAATGTTTGACCATTGCCTATCTTTCTTCTCATTCGCTTAACTCATCTATGTAAATGTTACCTGAACCACTTGCAATAATTGCAGCGATTTTCATACCACCATCTATCTTAAAGATTTCAGGGTCGTATGCACCTAATATGGTTGTGCTTGTAGTTGCTGTTGGATTAGCACCAAAAGCAATATGAACACCATCAGTATCAGATACTATTCTTACATACTCTGTGTTTGCGTCAGTAGCTGCTGATTGAGCAGAT